GTCCTTGACGTTCTCAAGGTCCATCTTGGCGTACTCAAGTGCCAGTTCCCGCAGTTTTTTACCGGCTTCTGGGTCACCGGCAATGGCATTTGCCACGGACGCAACGGTATCTTCCACGCCAAACTTCTTGGCAATCAGTGACACCGCCGCACCACCAAGAGGGCCAGCTACCGCAGTAGCTAGTGTTGGGGCAAAGCCTTTGAGAAGGTTGAGTAGTTGGTCCATATCAGTTCTCCAGTAGTTTCACCGCGTCATAGCGAGATACACCCGTGTGGTAACTTGTCAGCCAAAGGGCCGCATCTTGGATATCCATGCCCATCCGAATTGATTCCTTGTACGCCAGCACCTCTTCCTTGAGCCTGAAGGATGGCACCAATAGGTACAGCAGCAACCACACGGGCGACCACCAAGCCTGCCGTTTGTAGTGGACCATCTCATGGGGGATGATCGTTGCGTCAGCCCATGGTGCCACAAAGATGAACGGCCATAGCGTAATCCCGCTGTACGGCGTCGGGATGAGTTTGGTCTTGATGATCATGGGTGAGCTACCTTGTAAGCGTCAAACTCAGCCTTGAGTTCTTTGATGGCATTTACGAGAACGGCGATCATGGACTGGTCGTTGAACCGCAGCTTCTCTGGGTCTTCGTTATCCACGATAACTGGGTTAGCGCCTTCTTCAGCCAGCACATCTTGTGCTTTGAAGCCATACCGCACAGGGCCGTGGCCCTCGGTGTCCTCCCGGCTTGCTTTATACCGGTAGGCCGTTGGCTGAAGCTTGGTGACAAAGTCAAGGCCGTGGGGCACGGGTGCAAAGTCAGTCTTGTCCCGGGCGTCAGATACAACGGTCCATGCTACTTGGATGTAGGCGTTAGTGACCGACGTGGACCCCATGCAGAAACGGTTGTCTTGCGTAGTTGGGTCAAATACAGGTGCATATGTACCGCCAATAAGAGACGGGCCAATGGCGGTATTACCCGTTCCGGTAGTTAAATTTTTTAATGCTTCGTACCCAATAGCGTTGTTGTTATAGCCCGTTGTCAAGCGATTCAACGCATAAATCCCTAGCGCAACATTGTTTTCCCCAAGGTTACCACTACCAGCCATAGTGCTGCCACCAATAGCTATGTTATTTCTTGATGAACCACTGGTGCTAATCGCGTCTTGCCCCATTGCGATATTTTGTCCGCCAGAAGTAAATTTACCGGTTCGCAAACCTATTGCAATATTAGAAGACCCTGACCCGTTAAACTGATTAAGCGCACTACCGCCAATTGCTACGTGCCCCTCGCTTGTTATATTTGCATAAAGCGCACCACTGCCAACCGCTACATTGGCTCCACCAGTTGTATTTAATGCTAAAGCGTTATCTCCAACAGCTACATTATTATTTCCAGTAGTGTTGACGCCAAGCACACTGCTTCCAACAGCTAAATTTGAAGATATTGAACCGGCACCCAAACCAATTGCCACGCTGTTAACCAAGGGGGCGGTGAAGGTAGTTCCGTTGAAGGTCAGGCTGCTAGAGCCGACCACCAAGCCGCTGCTGTTGTACAGAATCTGGGTCGTGCTGCTGGAGCCTACGCCGCCCTTGGTGGCGATCACCTGAACGACGTTGCTGGAGTCCTTGTAGAACAGCTTGCCGTCAGCCGTGTTGATCGCCAGTTCCCCGGCGGCCAAGTTGGCGGCCAGAGGCACATTGGTGGTGGTCGCGCTGTAGTAGATGCGGATCGGCGTGTAGCCCGTCTGTGCCATGGTTTTTCCTTAGGGTAAAACAGTCTCGGGGGTCTGAATAATTTTAGCACCGGGGGCTATGGGCCACTCAACCGTAGCGGGGAAACCTTTTTGCTTGGTGATGTCCCGCAGAGCCTTGCGGTACGCCTTCCAACCGGCCTTGTCCGCCCCGGCGTAGTCGGCCAACTGCGTCCAGTCACAGTCAGCCAAGAGCCGATTGCGCTGCTCACGGGCTACTGAGCCGAGTTGGAGTAGCCTGTCAATTTCACGCTGGGCCTTGTCCTCGTCCGTCAGGGCAACCAGTTCAGCGGTGTACACCGTGCCGTCCTCCATTAGCGTTGGAGTAATACCGTTGCGCTTGAAAGCGGTGGCGTCGAAGTACAGATGCTCTTCAACCGGGTAGACGCCAGAGTCAGCCAGCCATGCGGCATCCGGGCCGGTGTCTGGGAATGATGTATCTGGGAACAGCACCCTCAGCACAGTGATCTGATACCCAGCGTCGGTTTGCTTTGCGTAGTACATGGTTATGGGCCTGTCGGGAATGTTGCTGTCGGTGGCGTGAAGTTGGCTGTGTACCGGGCTACGCCTTTGGTGATGCGAATATCGTCTAGGTAACCGTTAAAGCAGTACGTTGTCCCAAAATTGGAAAGATTGCCAATATCAATAACGGTGTTATGCGACTGATTAAACCCGGTAAAAGACGTTGAACTTTGAACCAAAGTTCCATCAATAAATAATCGCAGCGTTGTTCCATCGTAAGTAAGTGCAATAAAATGCCACGCATTTAACGAAGCCGTGCCGCTCAAAGCGATGTTACCTTGGTCAGAATAAGTGTTTGCTTGTTGCACAACTTGTGCCGTAACAGTACCAGTTCCGTAATAGAGTAAAAAGCTACTTGGGCCGGGACTTGCACCTGTTTTCCAATCAGCAATAATCGTACCCAATCCACCACCACCGTTTGCAGTTGGGTAAATCCAGCACTCAATCGTGGCACTAGTGCTGTAGAAATTAAACGCAGTTGAATAAGGTACTGTAAGTTCTTTTCCAGAACCAAGAGAAAGCGCACCCTTACCAAACTTTTTGATTTGCGTAGTCACCATTGCCGAACCCACACCCGACTCCGGGTTACCTACGATACTCAGGTCATAGAACGCACCAGTATCCCCCCGCACCAGCAGAGAGGTATTGGTGATCGCGGTCAGCGGTGTGGTTGGGACTGTGAGCGTTGTTGCCGTTGGGTCGTAAACAGAGGAGCCAATTACGATTCTTGAGTTGGATATGTAGCCAATAGGGCTATAACCGGCCAAACCAGCAATATCACCAATTCTGGTGCAAATGCTTGTGTTGTCGGATGACGTTCCAGTGCCTTGTCTTGCGCCGTCTACAAATACCGCACAATTTGATCCGCTACGAACAAATACAATGTGATGCCAAGCATTAGAAGTTGCCGCCGTTCCCGCAGAAGTGATAATGGCGGTTGCCGCCAAAACCATAGTAATAGCGCCAGTATTAGTAACCACAAATTGGTGATTGTTAGCTCCACTAACAGAAGACCCGCCAAATATTACCGTGTAATTAGTTGGGTTAGCTGTTTTGTAAAACCAACATTCAGCGCAAAAATTACCGTTGAACGTAATTCCAGCAAAAGTAAAGTAGCTGGTTCCGTTGTAAAGCACACTCCCCGGATAAGTATTCCCAAACGGACTCAAGCCCGAGTACACAGGCGCACCCGTAGCAGTCATCGTCAGAGCATTTGGCCCTTGGTCTACGAAGGTGCTGTTGTCGAACATACCCTGCCCTGTGCCGGTGATGAGCAGGCTGGTGTTTGTGATGGCTGTTAGCGGGGCTGTGGGAGGTGTGAAGTTGGCTGTGTAGACTGCTGTGCCTTTGACGATACGGAAATTACTGATGTTGCCAGCCCAATAATACGGCGTGTAATTGGGGCTGTGGCCTACTTGAAACCCTGTGGTTCCAGTAATGTTTTTAGAGTTTGTTGTGCTGTATACCGATGCACCGTTTAGGTAAGCGGTAAATGTTGTCCCGCTACGCACCCATGCAACATGGTTCCATGCGTTTAAGGTAAAAGACGTACCAGCAGTTTGCTCAAGAATGGTAGTGCCATCATAAGCAGTTAACCTGTATAGCGGAGCCACGCCATAGACAGCAATGCCAAAATACATATTAAGGCCGCTACTGCCAAAAAGCAGGGCGTAGGTTGTGGCTGCGGTCAAGTAAACAAATGCTTCAACCGTAAAGTCTCCAGTACCAAACTCAGCCGCTGTGCTAGTTGTACCAGAAACGTATCCTGTGCTGCCGTTGAAGTATTCACTCCCACCAACACCACCAGTAAACGGAGTGGCAAGACTTGGATTAACTACCCCGTTACGAGTCAGCGCAATATTATTGGTGCTGCCGTCCTGAAAGGTCAGGTTGTTCTCAAAGTTGGTCAGCAGGCTGGTGTTTGTCCAGTAGGGGTCACCTGAACTAGCAGCGGCCTTGTTGCGGGTTTTGGATGCGGCAAACATCAGTAGTTCTGCCCCACGGTCACGCCGTACCAGTTTGTCCCATCACTGAAAAAGCTGTAGATGTCCTGCTTGCTGGCCGTGCTGGTGATGGTCGGGGCTGTACCGGCAGGCCATGCCACCGTAGACCAAGTTACCGATCT